CGCGTTGAATTATCTGAATCGCAAATGATTACACTTATTAAAGCGATGCTGAAGGAAAAGCCCGAAATTGCGAACGCGGTAGGGATTACAATTGAAGCACCTGCAAAATGTTAGAAACTGCGTTATTGCGCGCAAGTATGATGAGGATATCGATAAAAGATTTGTTTATAACTCATTTTTGCAAAGCGCTAAACGCAGCGAAGCTTTTAAAGAGATACCGTTGAGTTTCTTTAACGCTTTATTTTCAAAGAAAATTAACACGTTGTTAAATAACTTCAATTGTTTAGTGGCGTGTAATCCTCAAGAACCAGAGCAAGTTTATGGCTATATTATTTATGATACCGACACAGTGTTTTATGTTTATGTGAAACATCATTGGAGGCAAAAAAGCATAGCATCTTTTCTTTTTATAGAGGCATTTGGTGAAAAAGAGGAATATGAACTTAATTACCCTATACGGACTCACGGGGAACGTAAGTTTAAAAAACTTGAGCAATTAAAGCTTACCTATAACCCTTTATTATTGTGAATTATGAAAAAATACACTCCAAAGTTTAAAGCGCAGTTGGTTATAAGAGCTATCGAAGGGCACACTTTGGAAGCTCTTTCTATTGAATTCGGGGTCAATTCCAAAGAGATAAGCCGCTGGAAACAGAGATTTTTAAGCAATGCGCATTTAATTTTTCTTGACCGCCGCAACACACACACAAAGCGGCTTTTTAGAAAGGCGAAAGAATGAAAATAATAGAAGTCAAATTAAAGAGAACCATAAGGCCATACATCCGAAAGTGTATGTTTGAACAAACAGAGTTAGATGATTGCTTTTTTGGCGTGGAAGCCGGCCAATGTGGTATTTTTTTAAACAGTATTTTCGTTCCCATGCACTCTGTAGACTATGTGCGCGTGGACAGGACACAGGATGCGGATACCAAAAAAGTTTCTAGGCCGGTACGTAATCGAGGAAAGACCTCAAAACATCCGCCAAAAGATACTAAAGACATTGTTTCCAGCACAAAAGAAAGCGCTGCTTGACAGAAGTATATTTCGTTGCAATTTATCGTCACGCCGTGGCGGTAAAACAACGTTATCCTTATACGACCTCATCATAACGGCTGATGAAGCCCTTCAGCCTGGCATTTGCCTTTTCCTAGGCCTTACCAATCCACAAGTCGAAAAAAATGGATACATACCATTTAAAAAAATACTTAAAGACCTTGGTTATATAGAGGGTAAGCATTACAAAAAAAATGATTCTAAAATGCAGGTTACTTTCTTGCATAATGATGTAATCGTTGATTTTGTTGGCGCCGACCACCCCAAAGTTATCGAGACTTTCCGCGGTACGAAATATTATTTAGTCATTATTGACGAGGCCGGTTCTTTCCGAAACGATTTTATCGACAAGCTCATTGATGAGGTGATTGGCCCAGCACTAGGGGACGTCAATGGCCGCATAACCATGCAAGGAACGCCACCACCGGTGCCGAATACGGCTTTTGAGCAGGCTTACAATGATGAGGGATGGAGTTCCCACTATTGGACTTTTCGCGACAATCCGTACATTAGGGATAACCTTGAACAAGTTTTGGCGGCAATTAAAAAGAAAAGGGGCTGGACAGACTCACATCCAGTTTATCGCCGCGAGTATATGGGTGAATTTGTTTACGACAGCAGTCGTTTACTTCTTAAATTTTGCCCTCAAAAGAATATTGCTGCCGAAGTCCCTGCGGGGCCTGTCAAAAAATATTTAGGCGTTGACTTCGGCTATCGTGACTCGATGGCATATGTAGTGCTGTATGAAATCGAAGATTGTATTTATCTAGTTCACGAATACAAAAAAGCAGGCGTAACACCGACGGAGTTTGCGAATGAATTAAAGCTCATAATGGAAAAAGAAAATATCACTTATGGTGATACAGCGGCGGATTATGGCGGCCTGGGTCGCGCAATCTTAAAAGATTACAGTAAACACCATGACTTACATTTGCAAGATGCTGTTAAGAGTGGAAAAGGTAACTCCATCGAGATTACAAACGAATTATTGATGACGTCGCGTTTTAAGATTTTACAAAAGAATTATAAGTCAATTAAGGAGTTTGCGGAAACAGAAAAAGACCCGAAAAGGCCTGATTTACCACTTGAAGGGCAGGAGGATCACCTTTTAGACAGTTCCTTTTATGCCGTACGCAATACCGATTGTTATAACTACCAAAAAAGCGAGGAGGTGACCGAAGAGGATAAAATGTATGAGGAAGTTATCGAACAAGATACAAAAAGAGAAAATGAGTTTGATCCAGAATTAGAGCCAGAACTTTATGAGCCGTTAGACGCAGTGGATGCGTGGCTATGATATTGTTTTTTTCAAGGGGGTGATATGAGTCACAAAAAATCATTTTTGAGCGTGGAACAATTAAAAGAACTTATTGACCATTGCAAAAGTAACGGGGTTTTTGAGTTAAATTACATGGGGACACATATTAAGTTAGACCCACATTTTAGCACAGTAAATGACTTTTATTCCGAGTCTAAACCTGAAAAAGAAGAGGATAAACCTACGGATGGTGTTAGGAATGACCCTTCAAAGGATCATCCTGATGACTTGCTTTTTGGCAGTGCGGGGGCTTAAAAAATGGAAAACATGATTGAAAATCAGGCGTGGTGGGAGGCAACTGATTCCCAAACAAGAGCCTATCTTTTAGATGAATATACGCGCGGAATAATTGAAGACCAGGAAAATTATCACAGTTACCTAAACTTGCGTCACGCAAGGCTTTATTCTAACCGTTATTATAATTCGTTGCGTGGTGTGACCTATGGTATCCGACGGGACGACGTAGGTTTTCGTAACCCTAACAGCGTTTCCCTTAAGCTTAACGTCATCAAAAGTGTGGTTGATGCTGTTACAGCCAAAATCACTAAACAGCCTGTGAGGCCCCGTTTCCTCACATCTGGCGGTGATTTATTACAGCAAAGCAAGGCTGAAAATCTAAATCGATACACGCAAGGTCTTTTTTATGAGACTAATTTTCATGCAGTGAGCAGGGTTTGTTTCCGTGATGCTTGTATCTTTGGGACTGGAATTCCTAAAACTTACATCGATAAGGTTCCTAAGAAATTAAAGAACGAAAAACAGCGCTTTCGTGTTGGAAGCGAAAGAGTTATGCCCGATGAAATTGTGGTAGACCCAGCGGATGGATACTATAAAAATCCACAAGCGATTCAACAAGTTCGGTGGATATCAAAAAAGGCTTTGATTACGATATTCCCCGAGCACACGGCCACCATTTTAAATGCTAAGGTTGACAGCGAATATCAGAATTATAATCAGCAGTATTTGCAAACTGTTTTAGTTATTGAAGGGTGGGCGACACCACGCGGTGACCGAAAAGGCCGCCACGTTATTTGTGTTGATGGCCAATGTTTGCTTGATGAGGATTGGCCTTTTGAACAATTCCCATTCCCAGTAATGCGTTACAGAGAGCCATTGTATGGCTATTTTGGCACAGGCATTGCTGAAAATCTAACGGGGATTCAGCTTGAAATTAACCGCCTTTTGCTCACAGTACAGAAATCAATGCATTTGCTTAGCAGCCCAAAAGTCTTTTACAGAGATGGCACCATCAATCCGCGGCTACTTAACAACGCTGTGGCAACGTTTATGCCATACAAAGGCGATACGCCTCCCATGGTTTCAGCGCCAAATGCAGCACCTGTAGGGGCTCTCGAACAGGTCGGCCTTTACTATAATTGGGCTTACCGCGAAGAGGGTATCAGTGAGTTAAGCGCGGCAAGCACAGTGCCAGGCAAGCTTTCAAGTGGGAAAGCCATTGTGGAATATCGCGATAGTGAAACAGAGAGATTTTCTCAAACGGTTCACGCTTACGAACAAATGCACTTGGATGCGGCTGAAATTATGCTGGATTATGTGCGTGAAATAGGCCCCAACTATGAAGTTTCGGCGTTTGAGCGTTCCCGTGGAATGGATGTGATTAAATGGGAAGATGTGCAGATTGATAAAACTGGCTATGTTATGCAGTGTTTTCCTACTAGTGCTCTTTCCACGATACCATCTGGCAGAATTGCAGATATTGAGCGTTTAGCGCAATCGAATTTAATTCCACCCGATATGATTCTACCGCTGCTTGACTTCCCTGATTTTGACGCGAAAAAGACTTTGATGTTTGCGTCACAAAGAGTGATTAATAAGAATCTTGATAATATTCTAGCAGGGAAACCTTATGATTTACCTGAACCGGATGACGATATCCAGTACGCGTATATAACGGCCACTCAATACCACGCACTTGCGAGAGAAAAAGATGCGGATGAGGATGTGGTTGCGGTTTTAGACCAGTATAAATCAGATGTTGCGGAATTGATAAAAGACGCTCAAGGGCAAGCACAGCAACAAATGGCACCGGAGCCAACACCTGAAGAGGCCGAAGCGGCAGCAGCAAACACGGAAGCCGCCGCAGCAGGACAGCCGACAGACTTACCACTTGAAGGGGTTGCCCAGGCGGTTTAACTCCTCATTTAGCGCCTTATAAATAATCAACAATATACAATTTAAATATATATATACTCGACTCAACTTATAGAATTACTCTTAGATAAGTCCCTTTTTATGCCTTAAATGAACCACATAAGGAGAAGCATGTGAGTGGTGACAATCAAAC